TAACAAGTGGCATGGTACAACTCGATAACTATGATGCGATTATCGTAGCAGTAACAGCTCAGACGTTCACCATAAATGTTGATACGACTGCGTTCACTGCATTCAGATGGCCTTTGGTTGCTGATCTTCCTTATCAATTGCCAACCGTTGTTCCTTATGGCGCTGATGGATCACTCCCTAATTTAAGAGTATTCGACGGCGCTGTAGAAAACAAAGGGTTTGTCGGAATGTTGCTTAGCGGTCCTACAGACCTCATAGCTCCATGCGGACAAAATGGTGACTTTATGTATTGGTATGCAGAGAAATCACCAAATCTTTAGATCATAGAGGGGCGGTTAAATCCGCCCCGCAAATCAGGGAGAATATATGGCACAAAATACTAAAAGAGCTAAGAATCTTGATTACTTGAGAGACCAAGATCGTGAGAAAGTACATGGAAAATTCATGTTTTATGAACGTCCGGGAGCTACGTTAAAATTCAGGTTCAGAAAATATGCGAATGACCCTGTAGAGACCTACGAGCTTATAGATGGTCATGAATATGATCTACCGTTAGCTGTAGCGAATCACCTTGCTTCAGAGTCAGGACGCTATAAAGTCGATAAGAACCATATAGGTGCTGACGGCAAACCTTCAAAGATCGTGGGTAAAATCGTAGCACGCTATGACTTTGTATCTATGGAATTCTCGTTGAAAAATGCTCAAAAAGATGAAATACAGTCCTTTATGAAGGCAGTAGCCGAGTAGTCTTTATCACTACCCGGCCACTGAAAAGGGTGAACTATGGCTACTCTAGCAGAAATCAGACAAAAAGTACGCATCTTGTCACGGCGTAAGACACCAATGCAAATGTCAGATGCTACTATAGATAACTATATTAATACGTTTGTGTTATATGATATGCCTTATAGAGACCAAGTATTTCACCTGAAAAGGACTTTTAAATTCCTCACCAGTCCCTATGTAGGGCAATACGGTTCAACTACAGACGAAGACGATATTATGTACAACTTTAAAGATCGTATCGTCAGCGTTGATGGCCCTGTGTTTATACATGGACAACGAGCTTATTATAGCCAAGATCGTTCTGAGTTCTACGGGTACTATACCCAAAGCAAGTATCAAACACAGATAGCTTTAGGCGATGGAGCTACTACTGTATATACAGGGGTACTTGGTAATGCACCTATTGTACAAGGAAGCATGGTTGTATCTGCACAGTATATAGACGTAGGTAATATCACTAAAATGGGTTACTTCGATAGACCTGAAAATCTTAACGGCCTTATAAGGACGTATGGACTGTTTGTCCCGAGCGATACAGCAACTGTAGGATACGGACTTATAGACTATGTAAAAGGTGATTATACCTTGTCATTTCCATTCCCACCGACTTCTGGCACCCCTATAGTTATATCCTATGTACCATATACAGCATCACAACCACGTTCAATGCTATTCTATGGGGATACGATAACACTACGACCTATTCCAGATAAGGTGTACGAGGTTGAGTTTAACGCAACGATACAACCTACCTTGATGGTAGATGGGAGCACAACAGAAGTTGATCAGTGGTGGCAATATATAGCTATAGGAGCAGCACGTAAGATATTCCAAGATGATCTTGACAACGATTCTGCTGCATTGCTTGAGCCTCAGTTTCAAGAACAAGAGGAACTCTGTACACGTAAGCTTACGTGGCAGTTAAGCCAACAAAGAACTTCGACAATCTATGTAGCACCACGGATGATCACAAGGTATCCATGGAACAGTAATTTCATGGATTATTAGGAGTCGTTATGACGTACTATAGAAATGAACCCCAAAGCCAAGATAGACTTTGTGTATCACAGAAGAAACTGAGAGAAAATAGCGTTGAATTCCCAACGGTTTTTGCATCTAATCATCGTAACTTTAATCAGGACAACTCAGGAACCCATAAATTGCTTGCCTTGATAAACCAAACTGAAGACCCTGAGGCTGTTGGAACTACACTTCTTCTTTATTGCAAAGCTCCTGATCTTTTTATCAAGCGTGTAGCATCAGATCCAGTAAATTGGACAAAGATTGTCAAACCTGGTGGCGTGTTTTTGCCTTTTAATGCTTCCTATAATAGTTTTAAACTGCCTTCAGGACTTATAGTCTATATGGGCCATACGACAATAATAGATAGAGCAACTCGTTCTATAACAGTATCGCTTGCCGGAGAATATCCTTATACCCAAAAACCTTATGTGTATATCAGTCAAGACGCTCGTGTTAATACCGATCTCTATGCAACACAGATATACACGTATGATATAGAACGTGACTCATTTAAAGTGTATACAACATGGCCCGATCCACGGACTCCTGTTACAGTAAGATTTACATGGATAGCTATAGGAGTGTAATATGCCATATACAGCGGATATACCTAAGCCTGATGATGTTGTAAGTGCATCTCAGCCGCCTTTACGTGAAAATACTAATACAATTGCTACTATATTCGAAGTAGACCATCAATCTTTTAACACACCAAATGCCGGTGGTCATAAAAAAGTTACTTTTAACGATGGCCCTGATTATGATCCTGTAGCAACCACTCTTTTAATGTACAATAAAGTTTCCGCTTTGACCGGATTACAACAATTATATTGGAGACGTGCAGGAGGAGATCCTGTGCCTATTACTGAAGCTGGACCTTATGAAGCGTTTACTCATGACGCATTGCATTATAATTGGTTTTATCTGCCTTGTGGTCTCCTTGTTAAATATGGATTCTCGTGGACGGATCCGCGTCAAAGAGAAGTGAACCTGAACCAACCAGGTTTCCCTCTATATACCAATACGCCATACGTGTTTGCTTCACAAGGCGGGTTCAATGGTGCTCCTGCTACTTTTGGAATTATAAGGTTGTCTTCAATCGCACCGAATAGGTTTTTTGCGAATTCCAATATAAATGATGTACCGTTTACATGGTTTTCTATAGGGATATAATATGGCATACGACAGGTTTCTTATAGGTCCGTACAATAAAGGTCTCAAGACTGACATGCCTGCGTGGGCCACACCTGAAGATGCATTCTCTACCATGATTAATGCATTCGCTTGGCGTGGCACCATCCGTAAAAGATGGGGATCACGCCCTATGAATACAACGATTGCTGAAGAGCTGCAACAATATCATACACGTCTTAAGATCCAATATAGTTCCAATCTTGACGCTGCTACAGGGCACCTGGCAGGTACTTGGCCTGGAGCCGTGTTCAAAGTTGGGCAGATGATGTTATTAGAAGACGGTACTAACTATGTACCATTCTATGTAACTACAGCAGGACTTGCCGACATGCTCCATGAAAGCTATGTAACGCCTATCAATGGTACTAATGCAGCAGGTAATTGTTTCGGAGTAGCTCCTGTCACGGGGCATTATGGGCAAAGCCTTGTCGTTAATGGAACAATATTTACTATTATATCAGAAGTTCCGGGACCGCAACCTATGGGTGTGAGTGCAGGAGGTACCGGTACAGCTACGTTTAATGTCACTACAGGAGCCTATGTAATAACCGGTTCTCACCCGAATACCGATGTCCATTGGAACCCTTACTACGGGAACTTTGACACAACAACAGGTGATTTTATTCTTAATGGGCTACCTGGTATGCGTGTCTGGTTCTTCCCCGCTACGCCTGTATTGGGTTTTGCTACCTATGAGCACCAAGGAGCTAATAACAACCAGACATTTGCCTTCGACAGACAGTTTGCCTACCAATATGATACAGCTCTGGGTTGGACCCGTCTTGGCACTAAAGCGTGGACAGGGACTGACCAGGATTATTATAGCTGGTGCAACTGGTATGACACTCATCTCTATCAAGATACTTTGTTCGTAGCCAATAATGTAGAAGAGGATCATATTCAATTCTGGAACGGAACATGGCATGATCTTTGGCCTGAACTCGGTCCAGGAGGGGAAGAAGCTCCACATCTCGATAATTGTAGAATTCTTCTTATCTATAAAGGCCGATTGTTTGCAATCAATACGATAGAAGACGGACAAGTATATTCTAACAGGATCCGCTGGTCATGGTTCGGCGATCCAACGCATGATGATGCATGGCGCTCAGATCTTGTTAAAACAGCAGGATATCTCGATCTCCCTACAAAACAGGCTATAGTTTCTGCCTCTATATTGAATGATAGAATCTTACTGTATTGTAACAATAGTACCTGGCAAGTTGTATTTACTAATAATGATATAGCGCCATTTCAGCCACATTCTATCAATACTGATCTTGGTGCTCATAGCCAGTTCTCTATGGTATTTCTTGATAAAAACTGCATTGGTATCGGTGCTACAGGGATCCATGCTAGTAACGGGAACGTTGTAGAGCGTATAGATAACGATATTCCTGATCTTATATACCGTCTGTACAATGAAACAGATCAGACTGCATATTTCTATGGAGTGCGTGATTATCAGCTAGAAACAATATACTGGTCTGTAAACGAATCAATAGGCGCTATAGCAGACGGAGAGAAGTTCCCGAATAAGATTCTATTGTATAACTATAAAAACCAATCGTGGGCCGTATTTGATGATAGCATTACTTGTTTTGGGCACTGGGAAGAACAGACACTGAGAACATGGGCGTCAATGGACGAAACATGGGCTACATCTTCAGCACGTTGGTACGATCCTATGCTACAGAAGCATCCACGGCTGGTGATAGCAGGCAATCAACAAGGTTGGACATTTTTAGTAGATCCTACAATAGGAAGAAACGCTAAGTCTTTATCAATAAGTAACTATAATAATGTTACCAATACGTTCACGGTTATCGACCATAATATTCGTACAGAAACCTATGTCTATATAAGCGATTGTATCGGGCTGAATAATATCAATAGGTCTATTCGACGAGTAACTGCTGTAGATAAAGATACGCTCCTTTTATATCCTGAACCGGGAAGTCTGCCTATTACAGGGACCTATAAAGGCGGAGGGAACGTTCAACTTGTATCTGCTATAGAACTTACTACAAAGCCATTTAACTTCTATATCAAAGATAATAGAGGTATGGCTATTAACAAGATAGCATGTCTTGTAGCTCAAAACCCTGATGGAGTTATAACGGTTGGATGTATGCCGTCATATGGCTTCATAAACGTGATAACAGATGCTATAGCTAATAATGCATTCTATGGAACTTCTAAGATACCACTTTACTCTACCGAGGTCGGATATATTCCTGAAACTCAGGACAGTATATGGCGTACAGCATATCTGAATATACAGGGCAATTCTGTTGCTATAGCACTGTATTACTCCAAAGATGAGATGTTAGATGTTGCAACTGCATTCAACGGGTTCGTTATGGAAGCTATGGTCATCTATGCTATGCCAACTACACATAACCCTATCGACTAAGACTTGGTATATTCAATGACAAGATTAGTAAATGTACAGGAATTTCTATTGGATTGGGTCTTAATATAGATATGGGTAAAGTCTGCATAGAGATCTATTGCATCAGCTCCAGAACCTGCAAAAGGCAACTTAAGCCATTGATGAGCTGTACTGTCGAACGTGGTGCCCCACAAGTCAATGACCTTCCAGTTCGCATCCATAGCAAGGCCATGAGCTACGGGAACAGCGGCAGCATTAGGTAATGGTGTTGTGTACCTGAAGCATTTACGGAATATTCCTGCCCTGTAAGGTTGTTCTTCTGTGTAAGCATTCAACGCAGGGTCAGGATATAATCTTTTGCCTGTTAAAAATTCATATGTAGAGAAATATCCCGCTTCTTTGTCGTTGATAGCCATGCAAATATCATTAACTGTGTTGGTCAGAATAACAATAAATTGCCTAAACTCAGGACTATTGATGTCCATGCCTTCAAGATTGAAGTTCGGTAACGTTGTTATAAAGTTACCTTGATCTGTAATCTCTGAACTTGGCATAATCGAACTCCTTTTCTTACACTTAAGGCTGATATCGATATCACTATAGAAAAGGGTACCAAATGCCTTACATAAATACCAACGTACAACAGTACAATCCTCAGCAATCTACAGGGATAGCTGACAGCTTAAGAAATTTCTTCTCTTCTACATCTGGATATTATAACCAATTACCTACCATGTCACCTTGGCAACAGGCTATAGCCCAGAATGCCGCACAAACTGCCTGGACCGGAATGCAACAGACTCCTGATATAGACCGTATAGCAGGAGCTATTACCGATCGTTATAAGAACGAATTGATGCCTACCATGGCAGCTCAGCTCGGCGGTATGGGTCTGGGGTCAAGCAGTGCCATGGAGAATGCTATGGGTCAAGCACAGCGTGGTTATCAAAGCGATCTTGCACAACTGGGTTATCAGAACTATTGGAACAGACAGAACCAGTTAATGGGTATGCTTAACCAAGGTATGCAACCACAGTTCCAGTATAGCTACACTCCACCGCAACAAAGCCAGTTTATGCAGGTATTACCTGCTTTAATAAATGCGGCAGTCGGTATATATACCGGAAACCCTATGGCGGCACTCAGTTCATTGCCTAAGATACTGAAATTGCTACAAGGTCTGCAAGGTAATACGGAAAATACTCAATCAGGTACAGGGCTGCAACCAAAAACTCCATTTAACTGGGTTTAATATAAGGATAAACCATGGATATATTTAGAGAAGAACCTGAGAAGAACTGGGCGCAGGGACTCGCAGATGCTATTAAACCTGTTGCCGATATGTATCTTCAACAAAACTTGCAACTTGCTTCACAGATGAAAGCGCAACAACTTATGATGCAACTACAAGAATCAATGAAACAAAGGCAAGATGAAAAGGATTATCAAGCAATGGTTGCAGCAGGGGCTGATCCTATGCAAGCAAGGCGATATGCTAATTCTCGATATGGTGAGATTGCGTTTAAAGATATACTCAAAAGACCTCAAATAGAACGTTATAACCAAGCATTACAAGAATATATGAACCAATATGCCAACAGAAATCAGACTCCTGAGAATATGCAAACGCAACCTATAGGACAAGGTTCTCCTATAGCGGAACCATCTACAGGAATTATTCAACAGCCTGCTCAGCAGACTAGTCTTAATAAAGTTTTAGGGCAACCTACTTCAGATAATATAAGTAATTTCGGATCATCGAAGAGATTGAATCCACCTAACGTACAAGGTCTTGATCCAAAGCAATCTGAAACTCTTATGAAGCAGTATATAGATGATGTTCAGCATGAAGATATCGTGAGAGAACAGCAATTAAGAAGATTGCAGCGTGAAGGGCAACATGTTGATAAAATGACTTTAGCTATCGATAAACAAGAGTCTCCTTATTGGAACGAATTATTAACAGAATATAATCAAGGCCATGCGAATATACTAAAATATAAAGCTTTAGAAGATCTTATCGAAACGGGGAATCTGTCAGATCCTGACTGGGTATCAGCTGTAAATTTTTTAACACAGCATAGTATTGGAAAGGCGATAAATGCTAATGTTTTACTTACACCAGAAGATGAAAACTATAATAAAGTTCTTAAAGAGTTTATGACTGGAATAAGTAAGACATTCGGTGGCAAAGTATCCAATATGGAATTGCAACAATATATGCAGAAATTCCCTACACTTCTTAATACACCAGAAGGTAGGACACGTATTGTAAGAGATCTTTTAGATTTCGCTCAGATCCCTTTGGATAAATATAAAATAGCAGACCGCATACGGGCAAATAACAATTATTTTCTTCCAAAAGGATTCTCTAGTATGGTTGAAAAGGAATTCGAACCTTACTGGAAGTTATATGAATCTAAGATGCGTAAAACTCATTTAGGTACCTGGGAACTTCCTGATTTAAACGACCCTGTTGTACAGAAAGAATATACAGAAGGAGATAAGATTTACGATACAAAAAATCGTAAAAGTTATGTCGTTAAAAATGGTGAATGGTTTCCACTAAAACAACAAAGGAATTCTAATGCCAGAAGATAATCGTTTTATACGTTATACTGATGCTTCAGAACTGCCAGAAGATTATATGCAGGAACCATCGCAACCATTTTATCAAAAACATCCTGTGTTGTCAGGTACCTTGGCAAGATTTGCTGAAGGGTTAATTGATACACCGATAAATTTATTATCTCTTGCTGCTACTCCATTGAAAAAAGCAATAGAACCAGGGATACAACAAGAAGTAGAACAAGAGCGAGAAATGGATTTAGCACGATTCGGTTCAATGAAAAATGCTCCGCCTGAGATAACTTCTTATGTTGAGAAACTAAAAGGAGAAAGGCCTGAATCTCCTGAATTACAACTACCATACAGCCCTACTAAATCTCTTATAAGGAATATTACTGGGGAATCTTTAGAACCAAAGAATGCCTTAGAAAGAATACTACAAGGAACATCAGAAGATCTCGGCGCCATGGTTTCAGGTTCGCTATTATTAGGAGGAATAGGTAGCGCTCTTGGCGGCGCTACAGGTTCTGTTATTGGAGGATTGGGTAATATTCTAACAAACATTGGTAAAACAGCACTTAAAAGTTCTCCTATAGCAGTAGCAGCTAATTCTGCTAAAGAACTATATAAACCTATTGCTAAATACATGAACTATGACCCTGAAAAGGGCGGTGATCTATTAAAATTAGGTGTGTATTTTGCACAACCAATATGGCAATTACCAGGAATGTTGAAAAATGCTACTACAAGTATATATAATATCGCTCGAGAAGATATAGCTGGTTATACTATTGCCGGTTATAGAGCTAAGAGTTTTAATAAATGGATAAGCGATAACTATGAACGTCTTAAAAGACTCAAATTTAATGGATCATCAGATATCGAAGAATTCTCAAGCAAGCTTAAAGGTCTCGTAGCTAATGTTGAACCTCAATATAAAACAAAAACAGATTGGACAACGTTTACTAAAAATAAAGTTAAAATTCCAGGTACTGGTAAACCTACTATCAATGCTGAAGAATTATGGGATCTTAAAAGAGGAATGAACGAATTATATGGTTCTTTGAATAAAGATCCTAAGAAGTATGCTTTAGCTCGTAGTGAACTTCATAAAATGATTGAACAAGTTAATGGAACATTGAAAAGCGTTGCAGGCAAAAGTGGTAACTTTGGTGAAATATTAGACCTGGCAGATAATCTTCATGGAGTACTTAATAGTTCTAATATAGTAACATCTGCTATAGATACAGCTTTATCATCAGGAAAGAGCAACCCATTTGTATATTTAATGTTCGGTAAACTACCATTCTCAACTGCATCTATTGCAGCTGGAGCTGGCGCTACTTATGCTACAAAAAAACTTGCTAAACTTTACGACATTATACATAGCGATAAGAAAGTACAACAGTTTGCAGCTAAAGTATTACTTAACGCAGAAAAAAATAATATTCCGCAGGTCGTTCGTTATATCACTAAACTCAATAACGAATTTGATAAATACGAAGACACAGAACCAGTACCTGAAGGAACAGCAGATTCAACAGGACGTTTTATTAAGATAAAATAACAAGTGGGCCTCTATAGGCCCACTTAGTTTTCCTACTTCGTTGCTTCATCTAAAAGTTTCTGGTATCTTCGTTTACCCTTTGTAGTTCTGTAGTGAATATGCTGAGGATTACAGCAAAATGGATCATTGCATAGCACATGTCTCATTAACCCTTGTGTATTTATTTCCGTGAAATACTCATATATAAGCCTGATAATCTCTTCTCGTGAATGATGCGAGTGTAATACGATATCTCGTTTATAAAGACGCCAGTGCTTAGTTTCTGGGTCAATTTTGATGGCCTTAGGCCAGTCTACAGATTCAGCTATTCTTTGTCTCTCGCTGTACGTTACCATGATCTCTCCCTGTACTTTCATGAATAATCTTTATAGCTATTGCTTGCAGAACCCATTTCTTGATGGACATATATTTCTGTGCTGATCTCATTTTTATTTCTGCGTGTAAGTCTTCCGGTATATCCAATGTTAAACGCCTTATCTTACGGTTCATATACTCCTTTTAACTAAACGTTAACTCTGTAAATGTACATACCTATTTTAGGAAATATAGTGCAATACTGCCTATGAGATTTTAATTGAGTTGATATATCAATTCTTTAAAGAAAGGGATCCCTTGAATATTAAAAACATGGTTCAGTTAGAAACTGAACGTAACACTCATAAGATTACTCTCAGCTTGGATGCTCAAACAACCTATGAAGAAGCTATTGATGCTACTCAAGAATTTACTAAGCAACTTATGGCTGCACAAGTTCGTCTTTCAGAAGAACTCAACAAAAAAAAAGAAGCAACCGAGGAGCCTAAATGATCACAGGTAGACTTAATCCCATGCCCATCTATTTCATAGATGCGCCATTTACAGGAGCATGGCAAGAACTATGCCCTGCTATACCAGCACCTCTTGCACAGCTTCGTTTTGTGAATGATTCTGATACAGCTGTATGGATCTCATATAAACCCGAAGCTCCACATGATCCACAGTGTTATGTTGCAGCTGGGGGAGATTATGACCTCTATATAGAACAGTTCACACCAACTGAGGTACAAGGTGCATTTCCTGCCGGGTTACCCGTATATATTATGTGCGCTAATGGTGCATTTGGAACTAAAGGGCGTATTGTCATGATCTCATGTTCATTCTATAGGAGATAAGATGATACCAGCACTTAAAGCAAGATTCGAAGAACTACGTCTGATAGATGCAGCAGATATAGAGGCAAACTGGACTGCTATAACTCCTGAGTTTGCACATCCTGCAAGACTTATAAAGATAGTTAACCTAACTGATGCAGATCTTGTATTCACTACTGATACCCAGAAAGTATTCGGTGAAATATTGGTGCCTGCACAGACTTCAGATATATATGATATTTCTACGAACCAATTCACAACTAATATCTCAGGGATCTTAGCTCTCCCAGTAGCTACTATGCTGTATGTTAAACAAGTAGAAGTTCCTACCTTGAAATATGTTGCAGTTTCTGTCATGTACGGGAGTGAACTATGAGCCATTCTACTAAGCTTGCACTCGGCGGAGGTGGCGGTGGTACTCTCGATAAACTCACAGCTAATGTAGGTCTCCCAGCTGTACCTGATGGTGCTAATAATATTAATATTGTTGGCGTAGGTACTATACAGACCCTTGTTGATCCTCTGGCACCTAATACTGTACAGATAACTTCATCAGAAGCAACAGCGACATTCGACTGTGATGCAGGTTCAGCAGCTCCAGCATTAGGTGTTATACAGGTAATAGGTACTGCTCAAGAAATAGAGACACTCGGGTTCGGCAATACTATCCAAATTGGATTACCAGCCAATATCAATATAGCTAATACACTTACTGTAGGAACTGATATAACAGCATTCGGCAGTATAATTGCTACTAATGATATAGATTCTACTCTTGGGTCGTTTCATGCTCCATTCGGTGATCTTGTTGTTGGTGGTTCTGTACAGGGTGCTGATCTTCAGATAGCAGGTATGGCAACCATAGGAGGTCCTGTATCATTATCATGGTTTCTCCGTGGGTTCTTGTATGTTGATGATACAGGAGTAGTACATACAAGCGAAGGGCAGAACGGTCAGGTTCTTATTGGTAATACTGGCGGCCCTTCATTATGGAGAACGCTAACACCAGGATATGGTATACAGATTGTAGATGGTCCTAACTCTATAATCTTAAGTACCAGCGATGTTATAGCACGAAACTATAATACCGATGTAGGTACAGCTGTTCCTGTTGCCAATATATTAAGTATCCTTGGTGGTACTAATATAGAGACATCAGCTGTAGGATCTGTAGTAACTATAGCAACTAAAGCAGATGTTATATTCGATACTATAGGTGCTACAACAGTAACCATTACCGATCTTGTACAGGCAGCACGAGCTACTATAACAGGTATCGTTAATGCAGGTACTCTCGTAACAACTACCGTCAACGTTTCAGGAGCAATAACATGTGATTCTTTAACTGCCGCTGCAGATATTATTGCGGGAAATGATCTCACCGTTAACCATGATGCGACTGTAGGTGGAGACCTTGAAGTTACAGGCGATATTATAGGTCATGAAGATGCTGTGATACCTGGAGATCTTAGACTGTCAGGGCATACAGATGGTGTTCTTATTACGGATACTACAGGGTTCATAGATGCCAGCAATGGATCTCCAACAGGAACTAACGGTCAAATATTAATATCAGGAGGAGCACGCCCTACATGGCATGCTTTAGAATCTGCTGATGGTTCAGTGGCTATTACTTACCCAGGAAATAACAGGATAAATTTACGAGCTACTGCTAGTACTCCTAGCGTGCTATTTGGTATGACTATGTTGAATACAGTTCCATGGGCTGCTAACAATGTAGAAGTACTCTATGATATGGGCCAGAAATTAGCACTTCATATAGCTGTAGATACTAATGCTGCTTGTTATGCTGGCGATGGTGCCGCACAGCCTGCTTATTTCAGTCCGCCATATGAAGGATATTATTATCTTAATGCACAGATGACAGTGCGTAACACAGCCTATTGGGAGTGTAAAAATGCGGCAATATTTTTCTATAATTACACCACCCATAAATCTTCTTTAGATAACCGACAATACCTTGCTTCTGCTTTCAATGGAGCGGGTATGGCTGTTGATCCATATACAGCAACGCTCACTATATCAGGTTTGCTGCGTTTAAAAGTAGGAAACCACTATGGTGTTCGTATATATCTTCATAGTCGTTCTGATGGGGTCAGTCAACATTATACTCTAGGATCAGCCCTAATTGGCCCTGATCTTTATGATTCTGTCACTGATTTCACAGGATTTTTAGTTTATAGATTATAGTTTTAACAAAAGGAAAAACAATGAAACGAAGAGCACAGGTGCCAACGGTCTATGGTCTTAACCAGGCCTTGGTAAACTTGATGTACGAACCTATGAATGGTGCCATTGATCCGAATGGTGTCATCCAAGGTGAAATCGGACAAATGTATGTTCGTACAACAGATAATTCTGTATATGTAGCTACATCTCACGTAGCAGGCGTTACC